TGTGTTCATACATGGGCATCAGTATACCTTTGAATTTGTAGAAGTCCGACTGCATGGCTTCCAAAGTATTCCATATACCGTCTGTTTGGTTGCTACCAAAGTATCTAGGGTTGGAACATATGCGTGTCTTTTCATTCCCCAAGGGTAGGGTTGCGTTTGTATAGTACCTACGCACTGCTGAGACATGTGTGTGTATTGTTGTCAGTTCTTCGCAATGCCCCATCAAGTCTTTGTACAGACCTGTGACTTCCTTGGCTTTCGGGCTGTTCACTCCATACTGATCTTGGATCTGCTTAGTCACTCTGCTGTCCAACTTCTTCGTGCGATAGTCACCGATATTAAGATTGATCCCCAAAAAGCTAGAGGATATGTCTGGTGCTATAGACGTGTTGAGTGCTGTTGTTGTCATCATGTTCATTTAGTTTCTCCCTTTGGTTTGATTTTTCTTGTTAACATTATCTCCATTAGTTCTACCATTCTTTTTTGTACTTCTGGATCTGCTTTGCCTAGTTCGTCATCCATCCAAATTTCTTTTCTTGGCTCTACGAATGGTCTTGGGTTTGATGGAGGTAGATACACATCCTCCAATTCTTTGTTCTCGCAATCAACGTAATTTGTTTCGTTTAGTATTCTTTCCTTACCGAACCCCATGCCTAACTCTTCACCAGGTTGTAGGTCTGGCATGTGACGTGAGAACACGTCGTTGAGTGTGTCTTCGATGTATTTAGACTGCCGTAGAGTTTGTTTCATTTGCCACGTAGTTTTTAGCCAATCTGGTTTTTTATTTTTCTTTTGTTTACTCATAGTTCTCTCTCCTTGTTGTGGTATGCTGAGCATACCGTTTATGGTTTGTTTAGATATTTAAGATCTTCTTTTCTGCTTATCACAACAATGTTTGATTTGTGCATTGGCACTGTACAGCGTTTGACTTTCTTTGCGTTTATCTCGCCGCAGTCCATGCAAGTTGCGTAGCCGTAGTAATAACGTCTGATGTCATACTCCTCACCACACTCTTCACATGGTATGCTCGGCATACCGTCTTCATATTCTACCACAGACATGTCTCCCTTCGTTAACATAAATAGATTTCTAATTGTACCTATAGTATACCATAAATAGGTATAAATGTCAAGGATTGTGAAAACATTAGTTTTTCATGGTTTTACTGTCTAAACCTGTGTTTTTGTGTAGTGTCCTGTATTGTTCCATATTGTTCCAACGTGTGTGTCTGTAAGTGCTTGAAAATAAAGCAATGTTCCAATGTTCCAAAAATAGCGAAATTGAGCGATCCTGAGAGGTGACAAATTTGTTGGTGGAACAAAACATCTGCGAGACCCCATCTCGTACACATTGGGTACAATTTTTCTGTTTTGGAACATTATATAATATATATATATATATAGAGGTTTTTGCTTCATTGCTAACCACTAAAAGACAGCTTTAGACAGTTTTAGACAGGTTTAGAAATGTTCCATTTTGCCTAAAAATTACGGAACATTATGGAACAATACAGGGGTGTTTTGGAACATTGCCTTATATGCAAGGGCAAGACGTGGAACATTGTAAAAACGGTATGCTGAGCATACCATGAACGTGTCTGGGTGAGACGCAACGCTACACTAGAAACTGGTATAGTATACAAACACGTTCACACCAACTTCATACCGACACACGTTGCTACATTGGAACACAGTGCTACACATGTTGTCATAATAAAAATGGGCGGGTATGCTCAGCATACCATTTTGAAAAGCCCAACGTGGTAAGGAGAACAAAGTAGGAACTATCCGTTTGACTTGGCGAGGCGCAACGCTAAAAATGTAACTGGTATCAAAGGCCCCCGAAGGGGCCAATGAATTATGTAATCGCGAACACATATGAAACTACTGCCCAACCAATAATTAATATTAGTATCGCAACAGAACCTGTGCATAACGCGGCGACTATGTTTTTCAACCAAGCCATACGGAGATCATGATCCATTATCGTAACCCCCTACCTGATGAGCCGCTAAGTTCTCCTAGCTTCTCTGCATGACTGCGATGTTCGTCGCATTGTACATCATGCAGGGTTTCGTATTTGTGAGCTAGCTTGAACCTGCGTAGCTCTCTTAGTTCTTTTGATCTGCGCTTGGCTTTCGCCATTCGCTTCACTCGGTCGTATTGATTGTGATTTTTCATGTCACTCTCCTTGTTAGATGGACAGGCACTTGATTGTGCCTGCCCCGTTGTTGTCGACTACTTACTGCTTAGCTTCTTACCTTCAGCTAAAGTGCTGACCTTCGTAAGAACCTGTTGCATAGTGCAAAGCCCAAAGTCCCAAGCCTGCTCATGATCGAAGCAGAGTGTAGGAGCCTGTTCAAGACTACCATGAGCCTTGAGTGCTTTTACAAGCTTGCCTACCTCTTCCAAAACCCGACGATCGAGCTTTCGAGCATCGTTCTTCTTACCGTTGCTAATCCCATCTGAGATAGCGTACATTTTATCTCGACACTTAGCGATCACAACATTGATCTGCTTCGTAGCCTTGGAACGCTTAGTCTTAGCAAGCTCTGGATCCGCTTGTTCCTTGATATAATCGTCAGTCCAAGCAATCTCTGCTTGGGTATGCGCAGGCAAAGCCTTAGTACACACGCTCTTCAGATAACCATGAAACCATTCCGCAGTACAAGTTGACTGCTTCCGCGTTTCCACAGCGCCACCATCAGGGCTGAAAAGATCGGTGTAAACGATCCCGTCCGCGATAAGTGATTTGGCTAGAGGTAACATAACCTCTGCTTGTGTTACTGTGGCATGACCCAGTGTCCCTAAAAGTTCTAGAGACTTAGAAGAAAACTCTTTCGCAAAAGAGTTAGGAAGTGTAGGCGTAGTCGTTGTGATTTCGTTAGACATAGTAAAATCTCCTTTCAAGAGATAAGATATACCGAACTGAAACAACATAACCGAATGACTATGTTGCCGTTCGATGATTAACTTAGATCATACCTAATTCTAATTGTAAATAGCATTTGAGTAGTAAACTTGTCTAAACCTGTCTAACTCTGTCTAACTCTGTCTAACTCTGTCTAAACTTGTCTAACCTAGTCACGCAAACCTAAAAGCTGATATCAGCGACCATACCCACCCCCACCCCATCGCTGTGTCAGTGTGTTGCGTGCTTCTGTATATAATATTAATTTACTCAAATAAATCCGCAATTTTTGAGATTGGACCCCCCACCCCCTCTATATAGGGATACCCCCCCTATAAATTCTAAACCCCTTTACAAAAAAATTTTTTTCACTATATAATGCGTTACGGTTAACAACCTGCGAGAAAATATGACTATAATAGTAGAACCCGAAATGGGTGTACCCTTAGAAAAGAGTGTCCCTCCTGTCGATCTAAAGGATCGTGTGGAGTCAGCAGCTAATACGGCTAAAGAACTTGAAGAACATGGGTTGGACTTAGAACCAACAAAGGAAGATAAGGATATAGCGGCTAAACTTGTTACGGCTTATGCGGACAATCCTGATAAAACTTCTAAGAAAGCCACCCCAAATAAAATTGCAGCACTCACTCCTGCTTCATTGCTCCTTACAAACAGTATTCTACAGGAGTTTGGACGTTCTGTTGTAGAAAGTTCGGTGCAAATACGCCACTTAGTGACAAATAAGTTACTATTAGAGACTGAAAACGCAGATCCAAGAGTGCGAATGCGAGCTTTGGAGCTTTTGGGTAAGATTTCTGACGTAGGTTTGTTCGCAGAGAAGTCAGAAGTCACCATAACACACCAATCTACGGATGATCTACGTGAAAAACTGCGTTCTAAGCTTGCAAAACTCGTAAATCCTGCAGATGAAGTAGAAAATGCCGTTATAATAGATGGAGAACCTTTAAATGTGGATCAGGAGCTAGGTTTAGACAGTGAATAAACCCGTTTTAGACTTCACAGAGGAAGAAGTTCAACAGATGTTGGATAATCTGGACCAATATAGTACCGAAGAGATAGCTGAGATTGACCGTATGGTTGATGAACTCAGTACTCGTAAGGTAAATCAAGCATCTTATGATGATCTTATAGAATTTTGTAAGGCTATGCAGCCTGATTACATTGTTGGAAAGCACCACAGGTTACTTGCAGACATGCTTATGGGT